GGGAATTCTACTCTATGCATATACATAGATCACGTTAAATTCATTATGTTGTTACTTTAAGTCTTGACAAGGCGCCAGTTGTTCCACCAGCAGCATTCAAGTTACCATTTTGGTGCGATGTGCCCTGATAACCAACATCAGATGCAGCAGTGATGATTGTATTCGTTGTACCATCTGATGTATCTTTGATCGTACCACCGTTTAGGTTAAGTGCGTTTGCACCAATCAATAGAACATCATTCACTTTGAACTGGTTAAGTGATGGGTCTGCTGTGACAAACTTCTTCCAGTTAGTACCACTACCAGATGATGTGTAAGCAGCATTGATGGATGCCAATGTACCACTACCTGCCTGGTTGTTTGTAATCGTGATGTATGGTGTACCTGTTACTGTTACGTTCTCACTGAAATGAACGTGAACTTCGATAGCTGGGTGTGCAGCAGCACTGTATGTGCTAGCAGCCCAGTAAACATATGAGAACCATCCTTGGACACCAGCACCACGAAATGCTACTATAATCTCTGGGTCAGCATCTACATCATCGCAACCGCCCCATGGACTGTCTGCAACAACTTTTCTTACCCATCCGCTATGGGTCATGTGAACATTAGCCTTATCAGCATCTGAACTTGGTTCAGCACCTGTGCGATATGGCTTAAATGTTTTCGTTGGATCCGACATTAGTATTTCCTCTCTTTTCGGTTTACTTCACCTACTCGGCATAATATAATCGTTATTTGTAATACTATTTATCGTTTTAGAAACTGTTGGAGGCCACGATCTGTAACGTGTTTGACTGAACTAGCCGCTTTATGTAGTGCCACACCGGGTTTATCACCACGTTTTATGAACTGTTTATACAGTTTTGATGCGGCAGAATACTCTTTTTTGTAGATTCTTTTCTGTGCTGCGGATAGTTCTTTGGGGAATAAAGTATCTAAGATACCTTCGTGTTGAGACCCAACAGGGTCTTTGTTCTGATCCTTCTTATCTTTTTCTTGGGCTTGTTTGAATGTCATTATCTTTTCATCTTCATACATTCTACCTTTATGTTTCTTGTATCCTTTCTTCGTTGCCTTCTTTCTATCTTTCTCAGTCTTGGCTCTGAACTTAGGATCAGATAATGACCTTGCTGCTTGATTGGGACGACCTTCTTCAATGTATTCTTTTAGAGATTTTACTCCCAGGGCCTTCTGTAAGGTTTTGAATAACATCTTCCCTTGTTTGAATTTTCTTGGTAGACCTTTGGCAAACGAATCATAATCGTTGTCTTGTGCGGCCTTTCTCATCTTGGATGCTGACATACCACTTACTCCTTCTGCATCTGGATCTCGTTCTCCGGCACTTACAAATTTGATAGAATTGAATTTGAAATATCCGTGTCTTGCCTTCTTACCATTATACGGGGTTAATTGTTTCTCAAACTCCTCGACTCGGTCTGAGCCTACAACCATAACCACATCTGTATACTTTTCATTGTAAAGATTAGTTAGAATATCAAATGGGGTTATTACTTTATCTGTTGATATGCTTCTTGCATGAACAGGAAACATAGCTTTCATAAATGTCGTTTTAGTTTTGAAGTCTAGGGGATTCTTCTTAGAGTCTTGTGACTGACTCGCATAGATACGATAGTTTCTATTCGCCTTACGAGTTTGATTCATCAACTTTTCGTGACCGATAGTTGGTGGATTGAATCTTCCAAACGTAAATGATATAGTCTTTGCCATTAATCTTCTACTTTAGAATCGGCTCGCCATTGACGGCAAGACCAGTATCTTGCTTTCCATTTTGGTCCAGGATTATCGCAGTTGTGTCTAGCACGAAAACTCTTTCTTCGTGCTGGGTCATCACGTTTGATTTCCATGTTGGGGTCACCAAACGAAACTTTGACAATATTATCTTTATCATTTTTTACATAAACGTAAAACTTCTTTGAACCACCACGTTGGGGTTTATTCAGTGTTACATTTTTCTTTTCACCATTTTCAATAATGAGTATATCTTCATGCTCAAGGCCTTCTGCCATATGTAGACAATCATCGCAACAAGTTTCTTCTTTAATACGTTTACCATCTTCGTCGTATTTACCAGACTTCTTCTTAGAAATAGCAATTGCGGCCTGTTGGGCGAGCGAACTTGCTTCACCCAAACCTTCTTTACGAACCTTGCTGGCAAGATCGGAGTCTGCTCCACCCCAAGTTCCTTTACCTTTTGTGATGAACGAATTGACTCTTGCCATTGCCCACTGTTGTGGTGTTGTGCCTGGACGATGACCAGTCTTCCATGCAGCCATACCTCGATCATAAACTTTCTTGAGTATGCCGTATGAGATACCAGACTTAGATGATTTGTTCTTTAGACCTTCGTTCTTTTCTTCGATGTATTCTTCACCATACATCTGTTTGAACTTCTTAGTGTGCTTAGACTCTTTGGTCTTGGCACCCTCGTCGCCTGGAGCAGGAGCAGATGAACCTTTAGCAAAATGTTTTGCTCTGGCTTCTTTCTCTGACTTAGATAGACCCTTGTAATACTTTGCAGGCTGTGTTCCTGGTTCATCAGCAACATCGCGATCTTGCTTTACTTTTGTATTTTCATTTTCTTTTAATACACTTTCTGAAGTAGGAAATAAAAAGTAATCTCTAAGATTGTTCATAGTATTTGATGCAACTGCAAGTTTATTAGTCCACCAACTTGGTAGTGCATCTTCTGGATTCATACTTTGTAACTTTGACATCATTTGTGTTGTATCTTCCATGATAGTTTTACATTGACGAATTGCAGAAGCAACATCCGTATGTCCATCTTCATTCATTGCTCTTTCTAAATCTTTTGCCTGGCCAGCGTGAGTACCACTTGCCTTTTTTAGTTTACCAATTATTTCCTTTACTTTAGGTTTATCTTCTTTATCAAGTTTTTCATCTATTATACCAAAGCCAGGCTTTGGATCGCCCTTTTCTATAGAGTCAATATGCATTTTCATGTAATCATCTATATCATCAGCAAGTCCTATCTCTCCTGCTTTCTGCATGATTTTATTATATAACTCTCTTGCCTGTTCTTTTTGTTCATCTGATGCTTCACCAGCATCCATAACTTGTTTTTCTAACTTATAAAAATCATCTTGTAATCTTGTAAGGGACTCTGCACCTATTGTGGTCTTGTTTGCAGTCATAGCCTTTTTTGCAGAGGGACACATATAGAAAAACTTTGTAGTATAGTTACCTACTGTGATTTCATGTTCTGGCTGTTCATTAAGTTTAGATTCTTTAAAATTAGGGTGTATTCGCCTATGAGAATCCCAACAGGCTTCATCTAATACTTCGGCCACTTGATCTACAATACTTTTCATCTTTCTTCTCTCGCTGCTTTTTTATATGAATACAATATTTGATGCATCATCTCTCTGAGTTCTTCGACTCGTTCTTCATTTTCTTCCATCATCTCTTTGATGGTTACAACATCATTCTGTATTACGGCAATGTCAGTTGCGTTCTCGACAACCTTAGTAACGGTTTCTTGTGTAGCATCTAACTTAGTATCTGTTTCTGATGCCCACCACACAGCGGCAGCTGCCTGTGTAGTCAGAAATACACCAAGAGCTATTGTACTGCTACTCCAATCCATAGTTCGTTCTCCATGTTATCGTTTGACCCAATTTTTATCCACTTGAAAATTAGCGCGACTAAACTCAAGTCGATCTACTAGTTTTGTTGCTTTACCTATTCGATCAATAGCAACAAAACCTTCTGGTGCTGTTACTCTGTAACCATTTGGGGTTCGGATAAATGTACCTATGTTTTCTGCCCTCTCTAACTTTCTGATGATTAGAGTCTTAGCAGTTTGTAAAGTTATGTAAGTCGCAATGACATAATATAAATCTTTCTTGTATTTATTATATTCGGAAAGTCCGTCTTTCTTAATCTGTTCCCACTTTTTCTTTCCCTCGGCACTTTTTACACTTTTTATCTTCTTATTCAGGCGTTCCTCATAGTATTTCCCGAAAAAATCTACCACCTTTTTCGTGTTTTCTATCTTCTCTCCGCCGCGGATATATGAGTTCAGAAATATTTTAAGAAGGTTAGATGGGGCTTCAGCGTGCGTAACTTTGTCCATCATTCGTAGGTAGTTTGAGGCCTTCTTGAAAGATCCCGATGCCATGTTCAATACCTTCTGAAACTCTTTAGCTTCTGCGGCAGTGAACTTAACATTACCCGAGGTGTCTTTAAAGGTTGCATCAATTGACCAGACGTTTCGTGACTTAGCTAACTGACTTGCATTAACCCCAAACTTAGCCTTTAGAGAATCCATCTTCTTACCACTGTAAGATGTGTGCCAGACCACACCAATCTTTGAAGCCTGAATTGTTTTGGCTACATCTGATTCGGTAGATACAGCATATGTGATTGTATTTGGTGTAAAGATAATAGAGTCATCACCACCAACCTCTGCTGTCTCTAGATCATCTTGTGTATAGAGTAGATCGCCTTGCCAGATGCCAGGGATCTTTAGTGCGGGAAAATATTTTAGAGCAGGTATCAGTTTATCTTGAAGGCCTGCGTGATGATTCTTTTTGATGTCGGCAACGGTGTAGTTTATCTTTGGCCCTACTCGTCCGCCGGGTTTATTGAATACTGCTTTCGTTCCAACAAAGAACTTTCCGTTCTCTGGGTTCGTGCCAGCAAAGATAGCAGGAGCACCATCCCACTTTACAGTCACATTTGTTTTACTCTTACTGTAACCTTGGAGCATATCACTTAGAGCCAGAAGAAAAGAGATGGCATTTTTACCACCACGCACACCATCATTTAGAATCTCATCTTCTAAATGTTCTAGGTGTGTGTTCTTATCTTCTGTAAGAAATTGACTATAGTTTAACATATGGGTTTACTTTCACCGAAATGTCCATCTCAAAGAAAGCCATAACTGCCTGAATACCCATATCCCATATCTCTAACAGTTTGTTTTTGAGTTCGACAAGTTTCTTTACGAAACCTTCCCAGACGGCTTTCAACTTAGACATAAACTTATTCCACAAAGATTTGATTGCATCCCAAATTACAGCTTCATCCAAACCACCCTCGGTCAAATACATCTCATATTTGCCCATGGTCTTATCAAAATCTTCAGCTAGTTTATCCGTTTCGCCAAAGGCTGTGTCAATATTTAATCGAACTGTCTGAAAGAAAGAATAACCTAGCTTCTTACTAACTCCACCGACCATACCTTTGTAGGATCCACTTTTCATATCGGCTTTCATTTTCATCTGACTAGAAACTTTAGAAACATAAGGACCATTCTGTTTGATAGACTTCCACTGTAACTGTTCCATGTTTGGATGCCATACTAACATCTGTAGAGCTTCTCCTTCTACACCGCTCCCAGCATCTTTGTATGTCTTGCCGCCAAACTTTTCCCAACCAGTCATTGATTCCCAAGCAAATGCATTGCCGACTTCTTTGATGTTGAAGGCCTTGTTCATTAGAGCTTCAAGGTTGGCCTTTACTTTCTTACCTTCTTCATGTGCTTTCTTTGCCGCAACGTTTGCTTTCTTCTGTTCAGCATTTTTCAAAGCCTTGAGTTCTTTCATTGAGGCTTTAGCAATTGCGTCTGTAGTCCATTCTGGTCCAGATGTTCTGGTAGAAGTAATCATGTTGTCCAGTTCGTTGAGAACTTGTTTCTTGATTCTACTGCGAGTACCAGATTCATCAAAGGCCGCGAATGCTGTTGCCTTAGATTCTTTCTGTTCTCCAGACATCAACAAAGCCTTAGGTCCTTTTACTGATACACCCACACCACCAACATCAATGTCGGCCTTCGAGGTATCTTTACCTTTACCTGTTGTGTCTGTCCAGAATGAAGATACACCTGGTTTGGATTGGCCTGCCGGTGCGGCCTTACCTTTAGCACCGGCAGATTTACCCTTTTGTACTACGAGTTTAGAAAACTGCCAAAGGGCTTCTTGTAATTCGTTTTTTTTGAGTTTGCCAACTGGAGTTCCTTTCCACTTAGCATTTTTAGATTTTCTTAGCCAAGATTTGACTGCACCATCATTTAAAATTGATCTTTTAAATGCAGCCTCTCCTTTACTATTTAAGTTCCAGCAAGAGACAATCGTACCTTCCATCAAGGTAGATTCTTCAGTTGATTCGATTAATAGTTCTGCATCCAACTGTAGATGCTCTTTAAAAGTTTTCATAGAACTATTTATCATACTTTGAAATCTGCGAACCTATCAATAGCCTCCTCTTCCTGGCCGTTATCAACCAAATCTTCTTGTGCTGTCTGTGCGACATCATATAGTTTCATCTTGGCTCTATCTACACCAATGATAAACTTTTTGTTTGATGTTGGGTCTGCATATCTATTCTTCAACTGCTTGACCAACATCTGATTCAATTGCTCTAGTTCTTCTGACGATATCAATGCAAACATAAAGTCTGCTGTTGCTGGCAGACCAAACGACTCTGATGTGTCTTCCAATCCAATGTCTGTTGATACAAACCCTGTTCTGGTTGTCTGTGTTGCTGACACGATAGGTAGGTCATATTCAACTGCAAGACCTCTGAGTTCTTCTGCGATAGCCTTGATGTATGTATACGAGTTTACATTTGCTCCTGCACGAAACCTACTTGATGCACAGATGTTTAGATAATCAATGAATACCAAATCTGGCATAAAGTCTTTTTTCAGATTAAGTTCATTCAATAAAGAGCGAAAATGTCCAGTGTGTGCAGATGCTGTTGGGTATTCTTTGACGATCAGTTTACCTTGTGTTTTCTTTTGTATCTTCTCAAACTTGTTCTCGTACATATGTCTTGGTAGATCGTGCATATCATCCATAGTGATGTTCATTAGATTAGCATCGATGCGTTCTGCAATCTTTTCTTCTGCCATCTCTAATGTGATGTACAATACATTCTTACCTTGCATCAAAGTTGCTGCCGCGACATGACACATAAACAATGACTTACCTACACCTGTACCTGCAAGTGCAATGTTCAAAGTTTTGTTTGGCATACCACCTTTGGTGATACGATTAAAGAAATCTAAATCGAATGGTATCTTTTCTTCTTTCGTATGATAGAATTCATATCGGTCTTCCGACTGTTCCATATAGTCGTGACCAATGTTCGTATCAAACGAAACAGATAATGCTTCAGAAAGAATACCGGGTAATGCGTCTGGTGTCTGTTCTCTATCTTTACCTTCAATGATATGTC